ACCGCCATCAATGCCGACAACATGGCCATCTACGCCGAGTGGGTGCCGTTTGATGGTGCCCTGGCACAACGGTTATCTGACCGGGCGTTGAACATCATCAGTGCCACGGAGGCCGGTGAGTTACTGCCACGCGGCTTTACCGAGGCCACGCATGTCGAGTGCCGGTTCTGCAGTTGGCAGGACCGCTGCTGGGGGGTGGGCGCATGAAACGATCCATCCAACCCTTAGTGACCGAAGCCATGGTCCCCTCGGCTTGCTCGCTATGCACCCGTCAGCATCTCTGCCCGGTGGGCCGCAAAAATGCACGACTAGGCAAAGTTGCTAGTGCTAAACGACGCGTGAGGACAGCGTCATGTTGAATTACAACGATGCGCCACTGCAGACAAACTGGGATACCGTCGATCTCAGCGCCCACAAGGATGACATACGCCGTCGTCTCCTGGAAAACCTCAAACCTCTGCTTTCCTGGGTCTTTCCCAATGGCACCTGCCAAGGGCGTAAATTTCATATCGGCAATCTCCAGGGCGATCCTGGGGACAGCATGGAAATCGAACTGGAGGGCGACAAGGCCGGCGTGGGCTATGACCATGCCACCGGCGAGAGCGGCGATGTGTTCGATTTTATTGCCCAGCGTGAGGGGCTGGATATCCGGCGTGAATTCCGTCAGGTATTGATCGCCGCCGAGCGCTGGTTGGGTAGTGATAGCTTCGAACTCGGTCTCTCCGTACCAGTGGTCAGCAAAGCGAGACGAGCCGCGAACGACGACAAAGGTCCTCATACCGCCAAGTGGGATTATTGGTCAACCGATGGCCGGTTATTGGCGTGTATGTACCGCTACGATCCCCCGACAGGAAAAACCTTCCAGCCGTGGGATGTGAGTCGCCGGGAACCTGGAATGCCAGCCGTTCGCCCCTTGTATAACCTGCCGGGGATTGCTCAGAGCGATCAGGTCATTCTGGTCGAGGGTGAGAAATGCGCCCAGGCGCTCATTGACCAAGGCGCGTGTGCGACCACCCTGATGGGCGGCGCTAGTACACCGATCAAGAAGACGGATCTCACTCCCCTGGCCGATAAACACGTCTGGGTGTGGCCGGACAAGGACCAGACCGGCTGGGATTTTGCCGAGCGGATAGCGCAAGCCATTCTCCAGGTGGGCGCCCGTTCCTGTGACATTCTTCAGCCGCCCGGAGACAAGCCCGACAAGTGGGATGCCGCAGACGCGATTGCGGAAGGGTTCGATTGGCACGCGTGGATTCAGCATGGTCAACACCGGCCAGTAGAGGATACCGATGCCTTCATCAGCATCTACGATGCCTCAGCCATGCTGGCTGATGAGTCCCCCGCACCAGCGGATTGGATTGGTCCTCATATCCTTGATCCGGGCGGCATGCTGGTCCTGGGCGGCCCGCCCAAGGTTGGCAAGAGTGATTTCTTGCTGTCGCTCTTGGCGCACCTGGCAGCTGGACTGCCGTTTCTCGGCATGTTGCCACCACGCCCGTTACGGGTGTTCTACCTGCAGTCGGAAATTCGCTACCACTACCTCAGGGAGCGGCTCAAAGCCCTACGTCTGCCCTCCGAAAGCATCTCGACAGTGGGCGACAATCTCAAGCTGACCGCCCAGCTGCGCATGATTCTGGATGAGGAGGGTCTGGATAAGGTTATCCGCTCCCTGCGCCGGAAATACGGCAGTGATCAACCCGACATCATCGTCATCGACCCGATTCGCAATCTGTTCGATGGCGGGGAGCATGGTGGAGAAAACGATAACAACGCCATGCTGTTCTTCCTGCAACAGCGGGTGGAGAAGCTCCGGGATGCGATCAATCCCCAAGCCGGACTGGTCCTGGTGCACCACACCCGCAAGCTGGTCAAGAAGCAGTTTCTGGAAGACCCGTTCCAGGCGTTTTCAGGCGCGGGGAGCTTGCGCAGCTTTTACACCAGCGGGCTTCTTCTGCACAAACAGGACGAGTCTCTCTCCACTCGGGAGTTGTATTTCGAGCTGCGCAACGGGCCGACCATTGCCACCAAGCACGTCGACAAGATCCATGGCACGTGGCGTGAAGTGTTGCCCGATCAACGACTGATTCAGCCGGAGTACGGGCTGCGTCTGGATGCCGAACGCATGCGCAAAAAAGACGTGATCCTCGGGCTCATCTACGACGAAGCTGCGCAGGGTCACTGTTACACCCCGACGCAATTCGCCGAGACCTTCGAAGGAAAAGCGGGGCTCGGCGCCAGTCGCACCATCAGCGACCGTCTGTCAGTGCTTGCGACCAAGGGCTACGTCAAATTCTTTCGGAACCCCGAGGATTACGGCTTATCCCGCATTTGCCGCAGCAAGTACGGCTATCTCTGCGTGGAGGACATGGTCGTGCGTAACCCCACCGGCAGCGTCGATTGCGACACTGGGGAGATCACTCCGATCGAGATTTCGATCAAGCCCACCGACTACAAATGTCCCCGTACCGGGGCCGTTTTACCTGTAGAAAATCCTGATGTCTGGATTTATCACGAGGAGCTAGAGCCATGACGAACGTCACCGTATCCGATGTTTCCCTTAACCGGAAACGCACGATTAATCAGCAGCCTGCACCACCCAACGGAGTAGGCTTTTCAAAATGCAGAATGTCCGATTTTGAGTTGCATTCTGGACTTGACCGCCACCCAGGCCTCACCTTGGCAACCCACCAGCCGGGCCAGAAAATGCCTTGTGAAACTGCTAAAGGCCTCGTCAATGCTGGGTTTTCGCCGATAGGCAACCCGGCGGTCACTGAGGTCGAGAAGATTCTGCATTTTGGTCGAAATTTTCTGCATTTTGGCCCATCCGGCTGCATTCTGCATTCTGGAATTCGACCTAAAGTCAGCAGGATCATAGGGTTAGCTAAAAACCAGAAATGCAGCCGGCAGAATGCAATTCACGTTTGCATTCTGGCGCAGCCCGCGCCAGATAAGGCTTACAGCCAAAATGCAGAATGCAGAAAAATCCCTAACTACGTTAGGGGTAGAAGGACCCGCTTACGCGGTCCTTCTACCACGGAGTTGCGTAGGTCTTCCCGGTCAGTTCCAGGGGGGTTGTCATGAGCGACGTGAATTTCAACATCGCGCCACCCCTGGGCACGGTCCTGATGGTTCAGGGGCAAAGATATGTCTTGGTAGGAACTGAACCCTTTCGAAGAAACGATGGGACATCCACGACGTTGCTCAAGTGGGCCAGTCACTGTCCGGTCTGTGCTGATACGTTTGTCGCCAGTACGCCGCTCAAGACACGCTACATCAGCAGACGATGTCCCAAGCATCATCGGGCGGGTGTACCGGTAGCACGCTCAAGGAAGATCGTGGTCAAGCGGAGGGCATCATGATGCATGGCTCTTCGTTATCTCTCGACCTTGGCACCCGAACTGGCTGGGCATTACACCAGCTGGATGGATCGATCACCAGTGGCACCGAATCCTTCGTGCCGCAACGCTTCGAGGGCGGTGGCATGCGCTACCTAAGATTCAAGCGTTGGCTGACTGAGTTGAAACAGACCACCGACGGTCTCGACGCCGTGTACTTCGAGGAAGTTCGTCGCCATGCCGGTGTCGATGCCGCCCACGCCTATGGCGGATTCATGGCCCACCTGACCGCTTGGTGTGAACACCACCAGATTCCCTACCAGGGCGTGCCGGTGGGGACGATCAAAAAGCACGCGACGGGGAAGGGCAACGCCGGCAAGGCCGACATGATCGCAGCCATGCAAGCTCGCGGGCATCAGCCGGTGGATGACAACGAGGCCGATGCACTGGCGCTGCTGTACCTGGCCTTGGAATTGGGAGATTTGACATGAAGATTCCAGAATATCGTTATCGCTGTCCGTTGGGACGTCGCTATCCCGAAGCGCCCGAGCCCGAGGAGATCAAACGCCATGGCTGGCGTGACCAAGGGCTCCTGGTGATATCGCCCGAGGATGATCGACTGAATTGGATGGAGCGGGAAGTGTTGCAGCAAGTCGGGGAGCGTCTCTACGGGCGCCGGACGGTGTCACATGGGTAAGTGGACCGAGCAGCAGGTGGCCGACCGTTTCCACGAGGCAGCCGAAACGTCACGACGCTTACCAGGGGTGAAATCGCAGGGCTATTTCAGCGTATGGCCCAGCATCCAGCGTGAGCGCTGGGAAGGTTACGGTGACGATGGGCGGACGGTCACGTTTCCACCGACGCCGGCCGCTGTTACGCGGCTGGAAGAGGTTCAGCAATGGCTGTTGTGGCTGGACGAACCGCAACGGCATCTGATCTGGCTGCGAGCGGAGGGCTGGCGCTGGCCGGAGATCGGCAAGAGCCTCTGCTG